CATTTTGCCCTTATGCGGCGTGCCGTCTTTCTTGTAATGCCCAACACCTTTGGCCATTTTTATTTCCTCGATTTAGAGCCGGCGCACTTCCAGCGCTTACGCGAAAGCCGCAACGGCGAGTTAGGATTCTTGGCGGCCTTGGGATTGCGCTTCATCTGGCCTGCCGACCTGGCGCAATACGAGTCGCCCTTCTTGGTGCCGGGCCTGACACGCGGCCCGCCGTCCGCTGCGCGTCCGGCTTGGCCATAGCTCACTTTCTTGCCGGCCTTGGTGATCTTCACCTTGGCCTTGCCCTTGGCGGGCGTGCGGCTGGCAGCCACTAGCGAGGGGGGTATGGAGGCTTAGGCGCCTTGGTGTTGGTGCCTGACATGGCTCTAGATCTTTTCTTGCTGTTACCGCCAGCTTTGCGCATGGCGCGCATGTTTCCTGCGTGAGTTTTATAAGCCATTTGGCCCTCCTATATATGGGAGTCCAAATTTTCTCACAGTGAATAAAATTTAAAAGTGTCACCCTATGGGTGGACAGTTAGATCAAAATGCGAGAGAATGTCCCCATCGTTAATTAAGGGACGACGAGATGACGCCAGCAGGATATTCAGCGGCTCAAGACCGCAACGATTGCGTAGTACGCGCCTTGGCGAACGCGAGCGGCATGGCCTATAAAGATGCGTTTGATATTTGTGCAGCGGCAGGCAGGAAGTCTGGACGCGGCATGAAACAGAAAGTTTGGTTACCTATTTTTGAGCGGCACGTTGGTGTCGAAAAAAGCGGGTATTTGAGCGGCTTTGGCACGATCAAGTCGTTGTCTAAAAAGTTGACTGAGCGCGGCGGCACCTACGTCGTGCTGGTTACAGGACACTTGGCGGTGTTCAAAGACGGGCAGTGGATCGATTGGCTGGACAGCAATCGTATGCACCGCGTTAAAGCAGTTTGGAAAGTCGCGTAAGCGGCTGAGGGCGATATGACCAAAAGTTACTTTGCAAGTTTTGAGGCTGATCTTCGCGAAGCGCTCAAAGACGAAAAGTTGCAGCGCGACTTGGTGAGAGAAATGGCCACAAAACTGCTGACAAGGCACGGCAAGGTTAGGGCTTTACAACACTCAGCCGGTTTTGTGTCTAAAGGAAACCCCGAACA